GAGTATTGCAGATGTTTGTTCACAAGTTGTAACAGCTGTTTCAAGTATATTGCAAACTGAAATACTTCAATCTGAACAACAAGAGTTTGAATCTAAACCAAATGTTGATATCTACGAACAAGTAGCAACTTTGAGTGCTGAGATCGATAAACTCAAAGAATTCATACAGTTTTCAGAATCTGCACCCAATTCATCTGATAATGAATCTACATCGCAAGTAGAAGAAGTTGTTGATGATTAACCTGTTGAGAAATCAAACAATACAGAGTCAGGTAAGTTGTCTTCTGACGAAATGAAAGAAATTGTAAGTAAATACGGTGCTGCATTGCGTGATGCAGCGACTACTGATAGTGGATCTGAAGTATGTAATCGACTAGCTGACGTATTGTGGAGATGGTTCCAAAATCGAATTTTCACTCAGTATAGTAATGCACCACCATTTCATTATGGAGTACACAGATTGAAACGAATAATATACTCATTTGTCATATTGTATGGATGGTACATTGAAAATCGTACTGAAGATATGTTTTTCCGTTATTTTGAAGATTGGCTGACATCATTGCGAATTTCATCAGACAGTAATAAATGGATAGCTCCTTATGAGGTGTATCAGATTGAACGAAACATGAATGCTAAATATGCTAATTTGACATCTGTAGTATTATGGGATATTTTGATAGATAATACATCTTTAAGCTGTTTGAAAAGCACATCATCTCAGGGTTATTATCTGCATGATGCAGGTGTTTGGGACATGACATTCGAAGCAGATTCATCTGTTTTAGATTCTTATGTAAACTATAAACAAGATAGATCTATTCTTGAATCGTTAAATCTATTGTAATCTTAAAGAAAGGAGTATTCAGCTATATGGTGAAATTTACTCAGCTTACAGATAAGCTGAAATATCCAGCCAAAATAAAGGCAAAGTTGTCTACATTGCATTCCGATATCATTACATATGTTATGGATAATTTTCGCAATACTGCTAAGTATAAGAGCAAGATAGTTGACACTCTCAATACTGTATCTTATTATGTTATCACTGGTTCATCATTTCCAGCAAATTGGAAATCTTCAACACCTCTAGATAATATAGAATTAGTAGATTCATCAGTATGTGAGGATAGTATTGGTAATTTATTTATACATGTGAAAGATATTACTTGGGATGTAGCCGAATCTGAACGTATTGTAGTAGATACTGCTGTGAAGTCTAAGCCTGATGATGCTGCACAATTAAAATCAATTTCTACATCTACTAAGATGCGTAGTGATGAAATAGTATTGAGTCCAACTCCTAAAGAGCACTTGTATATCAAGCCACCGTCTGTTCCTCAATTTGATACTACTAGGCCTTGGTTGCAGTCAAATCTGAATCAGACGATATATACTATATATCCGTCTTTGCCTGAAATTCCAGTTAATCAAAGTCAAATCTCAGTGACAACTGATGTTACAAAGATGACAATGCGTGATATGATGAAATTATTTCCAAATCATTTTATTCGTACAAGAGCTGCAACTATGTATGAAGAGCATTCAGGGCTCATTTTAGATGACGATATAGGAATTATTTTGCCTATTAATGGATTCAGTCCTGAGCAAATTAAGGATAATATAATCAAGTATCCACACATCTATAAGTTGACTCGAAACATAGACAACGTATTTACAAGTTTTTATTCCAAAATAGAAATTGACGGTGAACTTTATGATACGTTAGAAGTATGGGACAATTTGCCAGATAGTAATAAGCTGCCTCGTAATTCTGAATTCATAAAAGAATATGTTGTACGTAGATATCTTCTAGAACGGGATATCTTAAAAGTTGAGCATAGGTATCCATTGTTCGGTACATTAGAACCATTCTTAACCTTATTTACAAGTTCTGACGATTATATCAGAATGGGATATACTGATGTTTCTTACATTGCAAAACAATGTGTGATTGCTAGGGTAAGTTACAAACGATCCAGAAATCCAATATTAAGGATGGTGTTATAATGAATAATTGTATATTTACAGCTCATTGTACCGAACCTATTTGTGATAAAGCTTGTCCAATTCTTGTAGAAACTTCTTATTTATTAGAAAGAAACGGATTATCATTTGATAGTAAAGTATTCCACGAATCGGCTGAACGCATTGAAAGGGCATTATCTATATTGCATAAATCTGATAGTAATTTGATTGCTGTAAATTCTTCTGATACAATATCTGATAGTAACTTACTTACATATTGTGCAATATGCGAAAATTGGCAAGGAAATCGCTTACATTGTAATGTATATCATTTGAAATTTTCTAATCACATTGAGTTATTACAACGTAGTTGGTCGACTAAAAGTCCGCCTGATTCGTTAGAATATGAGCAAATATGGTCAGCTACTGCAAAAGTATTGATAATATCAAATATTGATTATGTACAGTTTAAAGATTTTCAAGCCCAGACACTTCTAAATATGATTCATAATCGTATGAATAATAATCTAACTACCATCATAGTATCACCTGGTTTGAATACACTTGTAGGTAGCGGAACATTTTTCATAAAACTTAAAGAGGTTCTAGATAAGGTGGTGATTAAGTGGTAACATCTATAGAGCTTCAAGTTATATCTAGAATACTTACAAGTGATTCTCTAGATGAAATAAATATATTATGCGGGTTTGATGATTCATATTACTCAGTGTTTAAGAAACATATTCAATTCATATTGAATCATAAGGAACGCTACAATGATGTACCAGATGTATTCACGTTTCAAGCACAATTTCCAGATATTACACTTGTAAAAGTATCGGAAAGTTTAACTTATTTAATAGAAGAACTAAATAAGAATAAACAGCATATCATGTTACTGGAAACATTCAATAAGTTGAAAGATCTAGGTGCTGGAGATGTCACAGAAGCTTGGGCATACTTGAATTCTCAATGTGAACGAGTTGCTCGTCTTGATTCTACTAAACCTTTGAATGTTGTAAAAGATGCAAGAGAACGAAGCAGGCAGGTGCAAGAATTCAGTAAACAACAAAGAATACCTACTGGATTTGACGAAATTGACAAAGTTATGTATGGAGGTTTATCTACAGTTGAGGAGCTTGTGATTATGGTAGCTCGTACTAATACAGGTAAATCTTGGGTAGGTACAAGAATGATGGAATCTGCTCAAAAGCACGGATTTCCATCATTATATTATTCTCCAGAGATGCAAGCTAGTTTCTTAGGAACACGTTTTGATACGTGGAGAGGTCACTTCCAAAACAGCGAATTACATCAAGGTAAATATGATGAACAATATTATAAATACATAGATGAGCTGGAAAAGGAAGATACACCTGCTTATATCTTAGAGGATAAAGATGTACCGGACGAAGTAGTTAATGTTCCAGTGCTTCGAAAAATAGTCAAAGCTGAGCACATCAAACTGCTTATTATTGACGGATTATCTTACATGGAAGATAGCCAAGGTAAGATAAGTGATTCTGATTATGTCAAATATAAGCATCTTTGTACTGATATGTTTCGTTTGAGTAAACAAGAGGGCTGTGCAGTTGTAATAATGATGCAAGCCAATAGAGAATCTAAAGATAACAAAGACGATAAAGGCGAAGTCTTTCCGAATATCTATAACATCGAAGGAAGCGATCACCCTGCACGAATTGCAACACAGGTATTTGCAATGCGTCAGATTTTTGATAAGCACGTTTTGGATATCCGACTCGAAAAATCAAGAAACGCAAATAATCAAAAACCTGAATTTTCATATTCTTGGGATATCAATACTGGTAATATGCAGTATATTCCAGGATCTCAAAGTGATAATATCAGCACTGTTATAACTCCACCTGTAAGTCCTTCTGGTGTAGTTTCAATTTCACCTTCTACTCCTACAGATATTGTTTTAGATGACGCAGACGATGAAGTAGAATTTTAATGGAGGTTATGATATGTCAAATGTTGAATGGAAGCCGGTTGTGGGTTTTGAATCTGCATACGAAGTGTCCAGTACAGGAGAGATTCGTACAATTGCTCGTAAAGTAAAATGTCGTGGTGGTAAATATCGTGTAATTGCGTCTAAGGTATTATCTCCACATATTGGTCAAGATGGCTATTTACATGTTATGCTTAGTAATCAAGGTAAATCAAAACTTGTATCTGTACATCGTGTAGTAGCTACAGCATTTATACCTAATCCTGAAAACAAACCTCAAGTTAATCACAGAGACGGTAATAAAACTAATCCTTGTGTAAATAATCTTGAATGGGTTACTCGTTCAGAAAATGCTCAACATGCGATTCGTAATAATCTATGGATACCTAAACATTCAGGAGATGCATCTGCTAGACGATGCGGTATCCCTGTTAAATGTTTAGAAACTGGAGAGGTATATCGTAGCAAGATTGCAGCTGCACTTGCAAATAATATGGATGATGCTTCAGTAGAGGATTCTATAAGAACTGGTAGACCTCGAAAGGGTTGTACATTTGTCCTAGCGGATAGAAAGGAAGTAGATATTGATGCCTGATTTAGTTATATATACAGATGGTGCTTGTAGTGGAAATCCTGGTCCAGGTGGTTGGGGTGTAATAGCTAAAGAATCTAATAACATTGGTTGGAAACAAGAGTTATCTGGTTCTGAACTTAATACTACAAACAATAGAATGGAGCTAACAGCTGTCATTCAAGCATTAACTAAAATACCTACAACACATTCGTCTATATTGATAGTAACTGATAGCAAATATGTTTCAGACGCTATCAATAAATCATGGCTTACAAATTGGGTGAAACGTGGTTGGAGAAAAAGTGACGGATCTCTTGTATTAAATTCTGATTTATGGATGAAGCTTGATAAATTGCTTCATTTATATGATGTAAAATTTCATTGGGTAAAAGGACATGCTGGTCATCCTGAAAATGAACGTTGTGATGCACTTGCACGTTCAGAAATTAAAAAGCTGAGGGAGTTATATGGTTGATGTAGAATTGATTCTTGAGAAACTTCAATCATTAGGATTTCTCATAATTCATAAACAAGTAGGCAACTACATGCAAATATA